TTTAATCGGAACTTTGGATGGCTACGCTAAAACAGATAAAGGAATCTTCATTGAAGGTAGGCTGTTTAAAGCTCATGAAAGAGCTAAAGCAGTTTATGAAATTATGCAATCAATGGGGGAGAATGATAAAGGTCGAGTCGGTCTATCAGTTGAAGGTTCTATAATAGAACGTGATACTAAGAATCCTAAGATAATTAAAAAATGTCAAATTAGAAATGTAGCAGTTACTTTTAATCCAGTTAATACGGATACTTATGCTGATTTAGTTAAATCATTCAATAGCTCAGAAATTGAGTTTGAAGCTACTGAAGAAAATGCTACCGAAGATGAGAATGCGCAAGGAGAACCAATTTTTACTTTAACTCAAGTTACAGCTTTATTTAAAGCTTTAGGAATTGGAGCTGGATATACCCAGGCAGCCGATTGCCTTTCTGGTGGGTCAGCCCTCAGTATGGAATCGATGGATAAAAAGCCTAAAATCATGGGACAGGGACCTCAAAAAGATGAAGATGATGAGAAAGATAAGGATAAAGATGAAGAAAAAGAACCCCAAGCCCCTAAAGTTAAGGAACCTAAAGCTAAAAAGCTTCCTATGCTAAATAAAGCTCTATTTAAGGCTACTATGAGTGAAATCCTAGATAAGCTAACTATTTTATATCCTGATGTGGATAAATCAGATTTATGGCAAAGTGTGAAAGAGCGCATGACTACTATATATCCAGAAGTGGAAGAATTTAAAAAATCCAGGTCACATAAGTATATAAGGAGAGAAGGTTCCGCTGGAAATTATAAGTATTTCTATAGAGATGCTAGTGGAAAAGAATATAGTACGGATGAACCCGTAATTCCAGTAAAAGACATAAAAGAGCAGGTGGCGTGGGAAAGAAAAGAATCAACTCCAGAAGCTAAAGAAAGACATAAACAATTAGAATCTGAGTTTAAAGAAAAATATGCCGAGTTTGCCCAAAAACCCATCTCCAAAGAAGCACAAGCTATAATTAAGCCGGAATGGGATAAAATGCAGGATTTTATTAAGGAAACTGATAAGAAAATAGCTGAAGATAAGGAACCTAAAAAAATAGGATATAGAGTTGGAGAAAAAGTAGTTTTCGGACAAATACAAGGCACCATTAATTCTGTAAAATTTGATAAAGATAATAACATTTATTATGTTATTAAAACTTCTGACGGAAAATTAGTAGACTTAGACCCCACAAGCGAGGGGAAGCATAGAAATGTTGATACAGGCAAAACAGGTAAGATAGAACAAGAATAAGTAATATCATTAAAATGTGATATAATTAAAGATTATAGAGAAATTAAATTTATAGGAGACTTAAAATGGATGATAAATTGGTAAAATCAATAGATGCACTTATTGATGAGATGTTTGAAAAAGCAATAGCTGAACCGATAGAAGAAATTGAAAAAGCTAATCCTTTGGATATAGCTAAAGATGCAGACACAAAAGCTGATGCAGTTCTAGCTAAATGCCCCAATTGTGGCAAGGAACTTCATCCAGTAAAAGAAATAGCTAAACTTGATAAAGAAAAAGGTAACTATGATAAGGATATTTCTGCTCCAATGCCAATGGCAGAACCAGCAGAAAAAGTTAAAATGCCAGCTCCGCTTAATAAAGCAGAAATGGAAGAACTAGAGGCTCTTAGAGCTGAAAAATTAGCTAAAGCGGAAGAAATGAGGAAAAATGAAGTAGAAGCTAATCAGGAAGCTCTTATAAAATCTATAGTTGACCGAACTGCAGAAAAATACGAAGCTAAAATAGCTGAATTGCAGAAATCTATGAAGGAATCTGCTGATTTAGTTAAAGCAGTAGCAAATGCACCAAGAAGTCCAAAATCCATAACTTCAGTATCTGCTCTTGAGAAATCAATGAGTCCAGATGATAAACCACAGAGTTTCTCAAAAGCTGAAATGCTTGATAAAGCTGAAGAACTTTTTAGAAAAGGTGAATTGAAAGATGATGAAGTTATAGAACTTGAAAATAATGGCTTCATATATAATGCAACCAGCAGAGCTAAATTAGAAAAAGCTCTACTTGACTAATTTGGTTATTCCCCGAAAGGGTGCTAACATAGTCTAACTTTACAACTAAATCACATAGAAAAAATGATAACAATCAAAACAGGTTACATACCTAAAAAGGAGTTAACTTTATGTCAAATGCAATGTTAGAAAAAGTCGCCAATGATTCCGCCATCACAGGGTTTGGCTCTCATTCGGTGAAAGAAGTAGAAGAACTACAAAAAGCTCTTTCTATTTCTCAAAATTACGGGTCTAGTGCGCCCAATACGTTAGTTGGCGGTTCCGCCCTATCGGTTGAGGACCTAGACAGAACCCTTAAAATCGTAACTTACGGTCTTGAACATCTTAAATTATGGAAAGACATAATTAAAGAGAAAGTAACACAGGCTGTTGGTGAATTTAACGTACAAGGTTCTTACGGTGCTGAAGTTTCCCCATTTTTCGCAATGGGTGGAAATCCTACAGCTACTGATGCTGATTACAACAGGCAAATATATCAGGTGAAATATCTTGGTGTACAAGCTCAAGTACAGCACAATCTTACGCTTATACAGGCTGCACATGGACCAGTAGTAGCAAGAGAAGTTAAGAACAAAACCGTTGAATTGTTAGGTAAAAATGAAAGAGCTTTATTTGAAGCTGATTCATCCATCAATGCTCTTGAGTATGATGGTATATTTGCTCAAATAGTAGAAAAAGAAGCTCTTTCTGCTTTTAAATCAACCGCTTTTGCAGGATATGATGAAGCTGGAGTAAACGACAGTGTAATTATAGATTCAAGAGCAATGTTTGATGAAGAAGTTGCTGAAGATGCAGCTCTTATGAACGCAAATAACTTTGGTATGGCTATGGATATGTACATAGGTACAGACGTACATAGTAAATTTAGTAAAGCTATTTATAATCGTCAGAGGACAGTACCAGGTGCGGTAATAACAAGTGGACAAAGAATTAAGGAACATAGCGGAACTCTTGATTATCGTTTTAAACCATCTCTATTCTGTAGAGGAAGGAAATCCCCATTAGCAGTTGCTGTTAGCGCAAGCGCAGCTCCTACTACTGCTGGTATGGCTTCCCCAGCCGATGCTGCTAGTGAATTTGCTGCTGCTGATGCTGGTAATTATTCTTATAGAATAAGTGCTGTTTACTCAGATGGTGAAACTTTAGCTAGTATAGCTGAAGGTTTTGCTGTAAGTGCTGGTGACAAGGTTACTGATATTATAACTTATGCTGGAAGCCCTCTATATTTTAATGTATTTAGAGCGCCAGTTGGAACCGTACTTAATCATAAATTTATTGGAAGAATAGCTGCTTCTGCTTCAGGTGCTACTTATAACATAGATTATAATAGTTTCCTACCAGGTGCTGATAAAGCATATCTTCTTATGAATGACCCAGACGTTCTTGTTTTCAAACAACTTGGAAGTTTAATAAAGTATGATTTGGCTGTTACAGACACATCATATAAATGGCTACAGTTAATGTATGGAACGCCTCTAATTTCTGCAGCTAGAAAATGCGTAGTTGTTAAGAATATAGTTGATTAAAATTAGATAGTTAAAAGTTAGACTATAAAAAGGGACAGTAGAAATACTGTCCCTTTTTATTTTTCCGAAATAACACTTGACTTCATTCTCAAAATATGATAAAGTAATAGTAGCATAGGAGGTTCTACATGAACTTACTCAGAGTACTACTAGGTGTCATAGTTGGCTTAATTTTATTGGGGTTAATTCCAGTTTTACTAAGTTTGGCAATCAGTCTATTTTTAGTGACTGTATTGATTTTGTTTATCCTGGGATGTTTTCTTCTTGGACAAATTTTTGTATGTAAATTATTTAGGCTTAAAAAATGACTAAATTAGAACTATACAAAAAAGCAGTAGAAGCTGTTGAACGTAATCTTCCTAATTTAAGAGTAAAACCATTTCTAAGTAGCGATGACCCCGCATATCAAAAACAATGTCAATTATACGATTTTAATTTAAATAAAAAGGTAACACATAATGAAAATAAGTAACAAAATTTTAGAATCATTGGAAGAAAAACCAGCCACTAAGGATGAGATAGGTAAAACTATATACAACTTAGATGGTAAAAAAGCTACCATAAAAAGCGTCAATGCTATGATGTATGCTGTGTTTACCGAATTCTTTATTCTACGTTGTGATTCCCCCGATTGGTTTTGGCAAAATCCGATAGATTTTTTAAAATAAAGCTTGACTTCGGCTTGCTTCTGTGTTACAATAAGAAGAAAGAGGCAAAAATGGAAATAAAAAAATATCACTACCAATTAGGATTACCTACCGTTCAGACTAAATTTGGGGTTATTGCTTTAACTTATTCCTTCCATGCTCAAACCCGAGCTAGAGATAAGGCAATAACTCTATTCCCTCAGATTAATACTGATACGGCTAGAGTTATTGAAATAGAAATGGAAGGCAGACAAGTTATAAAGATTTTATACCGAATACCTTATAATGCAAAGTACGATATGTTATTGGCTATAATCCCAGATAGAGGCTTCGTAAAGACCATTTGGTTGAATAGCGTAGAAGATAAACACCAAACTTTGAGGGTTGGGGAATATACTAAACTATAGGGGGATTAATGAGTAAAAAAGAAATGGAAGCCAAAATAAGTATGGATGCTAAAAAACCAACTCAACTCCTCCCAACTTGCTCTAAGTGCGGAGCTGGACTTTGTACAGTTGGTTGTCCTAATCCAGAATGTTCGGAATATTTTGGTCAAATTGAAGTTCCGGGGGAATCTAACGATGGAAATTAAAATTCAATTGATTAATGATTTTGTTTCTTATGACCCTAAATTGATAAAGGGTGAGGGAATTGGAAACTTAAAAGAGGATAAAGCTAAGGTAATTTTCGATAAGTTAGTGGCTTTATTAAAATCAGAATTAGAGACAGCACAACCTAAGAAAAAAAGGAGTTATAATGATTAATCTTACTGTAGCTATTATAAAACCAGACATACTTAAGAAGAAAAAAGTATCGGCAATTTTAAAGATAATAGCGGATAATGGGTATCAAATTTTTTATATGCAAAAGCTTACGATGACTAAAACTGAAGCTGAGGATTTCTATACAGAGCATCGAGATAAGCCCTTTTATGGGGAATTAATTGATTTTATGACCAGCGGTCCTTGTATTTTCTTGATTTTAAACAAATTCAACGCTATTAAGGATTGGCGGAAATTAATGCGTGAAATCCGAGCCGAGTATGGTGGGGCTACGCCTTGTGCTAACGCAGTACATGGAAGTGACTCTGAGGAAGGTTTTTATAGGGAGCTAGGGTTTTTGTTTACAAATCCGAGATATAGTGAGTAAGGGGGTCGGAATGTCAGAATTTAAAAAGTACCCAAGTATAGAGAATCATTATCAAGAAAAATTCATCAATTATTTTCTGGAATTATACCCAGAACTTAAAGATTGCCCATATTTAATTACCGAGAAACTACATGGCAGTAATATTCAAATCCATATTACAAAGGATGAAATTAAACTAGGTAAACGCACTACTTGGATAGCCGATGACGAAAAATTCTTCGATATTCAAAAGGTGGTAGAACAAAATGGATATATAGATAAATGTAGAGATATACAAGCTCAATCAGTTAAAGATGTTACTCTATATGGGGAATTGATAGGGTCGGGAATCCAAAAAGGAGTAAATTATGGTAAAGAAAAACAAATATTCTTTTTTGATATTCGAATAGGTGAACATTTACTTAATCTTGCAGATTTTTATAGATTTTGTGTTATTTT